TTATAAAATCCGGTTTTAACTCTTTTAGTTTCTGTATTTGTTGTTTGTAAAGGTCAATCTCTTCACTATATTGTTCTAAACCGTAAGAAAGATCCATAAGTTTAAGATTATTGTTTATAATCTCTTCGTGTTCCTTAATAGTACTTTCCAGTTCTAACACACCTTTGTTTTTGTAGTTATTATATGTTTTAGCTAGTTTAACACCTTTTACTTTACCGTATCCCTCTATACCAGGTATATTATCAGAAGTGTCCCCTACAATAGCCTTATAATAAAGGTATTCTTTAGGGGTTAAATTAAACTCTTCTTCAAAATTACTAACATCTATTAGCTGCTTTTTGATAGGGTTATAATAGGATATATCCTCTGCAACTAACTGTATAAAGTCTCTATCAACACTAATAATGATTTTCTTTCCATCAATATTTTTACTTAACCAGCTTATAACGTCATCCGCTTCTAACTTACCAGGGAAAATGTTCCTCACTCCAAGTGTTTCGGTTAATTTGACAACTCCTTCTGCACTAGCGTAAACATCTTTGTTTCTATCTTGGTCTCTGGTGCCTTTATAAGAACCCTCTGTTAGAGTGTTTCTAAAATTAGTTTCATTGGTTAGTTTTTTATCCCAAGCAATGTATACATTGTATGCATTAAAATGTTCCACATAAGACTTAACAGTCTTAATAAACGTGAACGTGCTACCAACGTTCTCGCCTTTAGAGTTTATTAATAACCGACCGGTATTATTTGCAACCCAGTGAGTACGGTGAAGGGTATTATTCCCGTCGATTAAGAGCGTTATTTTTTTGTTCATCAGTAGCTTTAAGGTTATATTCTGCTATGCACACATTATATACCTTTTTAGGTAATACATCTACTGGTTCTAAGATTTTATTTTGAATACCCCAATCGAAATCTTTTGCAGCAATTTCCCGGATAAACTTATCCGGTAAGGAAAAGAACACTAATTTGTCTTTACCTTTTTTTACCCTTACTAACCATTCGCCTTTGTACTTTCCTTCAAGTACCACATATATGCGACGTTGTTCAGGTAAAAATTGTAATTTTAACTTTTTAATTATTGTGTCCATACGGGTCTTCCCCGTTAGAATTAGCAACGTTCTGGTTAATCTTATACATTACACGTCTAAAACGTTCTAGTAAAGAATCGTATTCAGCTGTATTGCTTGCAGATACCATCTCAACAGGATTACCGTTAAGATCATATCCAATAAGCATAAACTGATTCATATACTCTTTCACTTGAGTTTCTAAGCTTTCAATTTCTTTTTTCTTTTCTTTAACAAAGGAATTTTTCACTTTTGCAAACTCAAGCTGAGTGTGTCTAATAAGCTCTTCAAACTTCTTTTGATCCATTACTACTGGAGTCATAGGTGATGGAACGTTTAAGTTTAAAGGACTATTAGGTGCTGGTGCAATAGAGCTACTAGGGGCCGCTGTAGAAGACAAAGAAGAGGTATTAGTTGTAGAAGAATCTACTTTTTTCTTTTTATTATTCTTACCACCAGTTTTTGTATTTTTAGCGGCCATTAATATTACTTAGTATCTCGCTCCGCAGAAGCAACAAAATCATAAAATTCTTTACGAGTTTGTGGTTCGTTCATAAAATCCCCAGATAACTTAGAAGTAATCATAGCACAACCGTGATGCTTTACACCGCGATGGCAAGCACAAGTATGGGTACATTTAAGAATAACTGCTACACCCTGATTGCCTGTGCATAGTTGATCAATAGCTTTATGTATCTGAACCGTTAATCCTTCTTGTATTTGAGGACGACGAGCATAATGTTCTACAATACGATTAAGTTTAGAAAGACCAATAACCTGACCGTTTTTATCAGGTATGTAAGCTACATGAGCAACACCAGTAAAAGATAGGTGATGGTGCGAACACATAGATACAACAGGTATATTCATCTGACTAACAATACCATCATAACCATCTGATGGAAAAGTAGTAATCTTAGGCGGGCCTTCATAGCAACCTTTAATAAGGTCACATACATATGCTTTAGCTACACGACGAGGTGTATCAGCACTATTGACGTCATTACGCCAATCAATACGTAGAGCATCTAGAAATGTTGAATACGCTTCTGCTGCTTTATCAATAATAGCTTTCCTATCTTCTTCTGTAGTAATCATACTACTATTAGCTGTAGGAAGTGTTGGGTGTTTTACTTCGTTTGACATATTAAAAGATTTTACGGACTTAAACTGTTCGCCCGTGGTATAACTCTGATTTGTTGTTGATTCCATATTTTACTAAATAGCTTATTATAACCTCAATTGAGTCGGTTTTCAACTTAAAACGTTCAGGAATATATTGTCCTCCGTCATAAAATTCAAAAAAGGTTTCATCAAATAATTCTTTGTGATTAACATAACAAGTACAAAATACAGATGCATTGCCTGGGTCAATCATTACTGTCCAGCTACGTGGATCCGCTTCACTATATGCATCAAAGATCTTATAGACCACGTAACCAGAATCTTTAAGTCTTTTTATGAAATAGCTTTGTGTTGTTATCTTGTTAGCCATTATTTTACTAACCCCGATATAATAAACTTAAACTCTGTTTCTGGTGTAGTTTTAACGTAAAAAGACATGACCTTGAGTTTAAGATTTATACCTACTCTTGCGTTTTCAAACTTAACACCAGACAACACTCTAAAAATATCTAGATTAAACGGTATTACTTGAGATAAAGGTTGACCTTCTACTTTATCTACTACTTTAAGAGATATACTATCTGTATTGTCTGTTTCTTTATCACCTAATTCACAGTACACTCCGTCAGGTTGACCGTAAAGATAAATTTTATTAGTAGTCGTAGCAAAAGCACTAGCTTTAAGGATTTCTTGTAGTTTTCTGTAGTTAATATCAAAAAACGTATCTAGCTCTAATGCTTCTATTTTCTCCTTTTTTAATGCTACTTTAGGTACAGCTGTATCATCTAAGAAATGATACTTAAATTGAGTAGTATTAGACTTATATAAAAGATGATTACTATTTATAGTAAAAGTAATATCATCTTCTTCTATACACTCAATAACACGTAAGAGTTTTTTAATATCCCCTATGTTAAGGGATTGTTCATTATCTATCCCCGTTACATAATTATACTTACCAAGTAATATGATACTGGTGTCAGGTTTATTACATATAGTGTATAAACCATCTTTAGTAACTTTAATAGATGCGACATCAACGGTTTTACTTACAACATTTAAGAAGTTGTCCGCAAAATCTTTTTTAACCAGTTTGAGTTCCATTTGCTATCTTCGGTTTTTTTTTATTATTAGATTCGATTAGGGTGTTAACTTTATCGTTTAACATTTTAACTGAAGATTGAAGATTATCAATAGCATTCATGATATCTTCGTATTGAACTTTTTTGTTTAAATCAAACTCTAATTGGTTAGGATCAGAATATGGTTGAACAATTGCTTGTTCCTGCTGCACGGGCGGTGCAACAAACTGAAAATTATTATGCTCTACTTGTTGAGGTGCAGGTTGCTGATAAACAGGTTGTTGAGGCGGTCTTTGCTGTGGTGCTTGTGGTGGTATCTGCATACCAGCTGCTCTCATAACATTTGAAGGCATAACTTTAGACATATCCACATCCGTTACTTTAAGGCTATCCCCAACAGCGTTCTTTTTAATACCGCCTATATCATTAGATACCATCTTGCCAAGCATAGCAATAGCAATCATTTGCTCTTTAGTCAAGCCTTGAGTATTACCGGCTATTCTTTCAGCATCTGCATCTGACATAGCAGGCGCAGCAGGCCGGTTCATGGCCTGCTGGCGAGCTTGCATAATTTGTTGTCTGCGTTGTTCTTCAGTCATTTAGCTTAGAGGTTATCTAAACCTTCTAGTATTGCCTTTACCTTATCATCGTTCTCAGTATCTTCAACTGCTACGTGAGCTGGTTTAGCAGTTTGTACTGGTTTAACAGCTGCTTTAACAGCAATCTTAGGTGCTTCATATGGTACATCATCATCTACATCATTTACTTCTGTAGGGGTAGATGAAGACGTATTGAATTCGTTATTATAAAAGTGAATATTAAGGAATTCTTGAATTTCATCAGGTGTTTTATGTTCAACCAATGTATTCAGATCATATGTACTATTATAAATTTCAGGAATCTTACTTTCATCAAAACCTTCAATAGGTCCTGGAGAAAGGAACTTAGAAGCAGTATATTTTGGATATTTAGGTGCACCTGGCTTATCAGTTACTTGTTCTGCTTTAATACGGAACGTGCAACCAGTTTCATCTAACTTAAAAATCTTTTCACCGAATTCTTGCGAATCGTCTCCACTAATAGCTGAATTAATAATTTCGTTTAACTGCTTACCATAGCGAAGAATCTTTACAGTACCGTTATTCTTTGGTTCATTAGGATCTTGAATAACATAAACGTTTACATACCAGTTTTCTTTACGACGAAGACAAGCTTTAGCTTTTTCTTGATTTTCTTTTGTGCCATCTCTTAAGATCTTAAAATAAGCTTCACTGATTAGGCAGCGTTCATGCCAAGTACTTGGTGATGTAATGCTTACATACTTACCATCCCGCTCACTGTTCCAGCCATGATGAAAATAATGTAAAAAGGTCTCTGCAGGGTTGCTAGTGTTAGGTAATAAACGAACTAGGTAATTACCTGGCTTAGCAATTGAAATAATATTTCTAAAGTTGCTATCTGCATTTTTTGTTTTAGCGCTTTCTAAAGCATTTTTAATGCTTTCGAACATATTAGGATTGAATGTAGGTTTCATAATTTTATTTTATTATAGTATATAAGTTAATC